AGGACCTCACGCTCTACCTCTTCTCGGTCGCGGCGCTCGGTATCGAGAGGCTGCCCGGCCACGTTGGTTACCCGACGTGCACACCGGGTTTGGTCCCGGTGCCAAGCCTTGCGGTCGAGAATGTCTTGAAGGGTTGGGCGAGAGAGTGGGGATAGATGCTGTGTCATTGGAGCGGAGCGGGTACCTTTCCTAATGCGGTTCCCGGTCTTGTAAGGGGACTGTTTCCAGCCTCTCACAAGGTCGGGTCCCATTAGAAATAGGAACCCTTTCCGCCACCAATGATTCAACTTCTTCTCTACTTCCTCGCGGGTTAAGTCGACATCTTCATAGCCGTTAGGTAGAAGCTGCCCCTTCCAAAAGGTAACGTAGGCACCTTTTTCAAAGACTCCTTCTGTGAATTCCACAGCAAGAGCTTGGTGCCGTCCAGTTTTACTGGATGCCCAAGCCCTGCTGTAGATTTCCCAGTCGGAGTGTGGCGATTCTGAAGTATATAGGCAGGCTAGCGCCCGCCTATGTGCTTTAGAAGCCACATCTTTGATCGGTGTCTGCATTCCTTTACTTGGAAGAAGGCCAGCCCCACCTAACGCTCTTGGGAGGTAAGGTGGAACTCCACGTTTGTGGAGCCACTTTGCCAACCCAGGATGAAGGTACCGGCATGCCCAGCGGAGACCGTTCCAACTAACAGGGTTATAGTCGAGTAGGCTACTAATAGCCGGCCCGACTGTTGCCCATGCTGGGAGGTTACGGTCCCGTTCCTTACCCTTTTCGGCAACGACACCGCCTGCATGGGTTAGTCCTTTGAGGGGGTACACAAGCATACGCTCGACGTTGGGGTGTGAAACATGGTATTTCCACTCCCCAGGCCGGGTCGTAAACCTGTATATCTTCTCGCAGAACATCCCAAAGGCGGGGCCGTGAGATAGAGGGGGACTGAGAAAGTGCTTCGTTAAAGAGATCGAGAACCCTATCGATCTGAGAAGATGATTGTATTCGTCACATGTCCTTTTCGGCCATATGGCGATTGCATCATCTCCAAAGATTCGGTACGGTCTCTTTCTGAACAGGTAACCCAATTTCTGAGACCTTGTCTCAGTATTGGCAATTGCCCGTTCCGCGGCCCAACGGTGGAGGACGTTAAGTATGGCCCAACTAATGGGGAGACCCATAAGGATCCCTCTATTAGTTCGGCTACTTACGCTCTCCGCCGATTTGAGTCGTGTTTTAACGAAGTCCCAGCTCAGTTCCTGAGGACCCAGGGCTAACCGTCCTAGGGCACGTGCCTTGTCAGATAGTTCTATCGCATCTGAGATGCCTTCCCAGGCTGCAAGAGCTGCATCCTGGTAGACACCGTCAGTTGCGACAGTCATATCTGACGATAACACGTGCCCCAGACAATTAGCCTTGAGTGCATCCTCAATTAGGCTTTCGATGGCCCCAGCCTCGTCACCAGCAAGCTGGCGATTTATGGTTGGGTCCTGTCGAAGCAACTGATAGAGGATGTCCCGGAGGTTGTGCAGGATGGTTAGGAGGTTACTGTCCCCTCGCGAAACTATGCGGATTTTCCCGCCAGCTTCGCTTAAGGCGATAGCTTCTCCTTTAGGAACAACTCCAGCTGTGTAGGTTGCCTCGAGGCGCTGCTCCAAGGCGAGGCGAATGTTTG